GAGTTTTCCCAGCGCTACAACGCGAGGGCATTCCCGTTGTCGAGTATAGGAACACGGTGCTGACCATGTCCGAGCCGATGAAGCAACTTGACGCACTCATCCGCAGCGGCCGCATCATCCACGATGGTGATCCGGTACTAGCCTGGGCGATCGGTAACGTCACCGGCCGCTACGACTGCAAGGACAATGTGTACCCAAACAAGGACACCGCGCAAAACAAAATCGACCCAGTGGTCGCAGCGCTCATGGCTATAGGTAGAGCGATGACCAGACCGGAAGACGTCGCTGGATCATTCTTTGTCTTTTAAATACTCAGCCTCAGACACTTGGTGGTGTAGGCGACCTCGGGCGACCTCGGCAAGTTGGGCAATCATCATCGGGTCATTGATGTAGGCTTTGATTCTGGTGCTTCCTTCGTAGTCATACACCCAGAGTTTATTGGACCCGACCGGGTAAATGTATGCACAGACGGCGTGACCTTTCATTTCGCCAGTCTTCAAAGATGTGTATTGGTACAGCAAAACCTCGGACCACTTCGTCGAGTTTCTCAACCCATGCCGCATGGTAATCGCCGTGGGCAAGCACGAGTTGTTTTCCCATTCTACATATTTTTCGGGATTCTTCGGCGTTGTCGAACACCCGACCACGAGAAAACATAGCGCCAATAATTTTTTCATACCTGTGTTATAATGCTATAAGCTTGACAAGTCTATAATTTTAATACACCATAGCGTCCAAGAATGTTGCGAAACATACTTAGCAAGAGCAGGGGAGTACTATCATTCGCGAATATCAGCGCGATGACTGGCTTGTCATTTCGTGGCAAAAACCAACGTGAGTCGCGTTCTAGCAATGACTTACAAAACGGCATCCTGCACCTTATCAGCACTCCGGCGGCGTCCGGTGCAGTTGTTACTGAGAACACTGCGCTGAACGTCGCCGCTGTTACGGCCTGCGTCCGACTGCTGGCCGACATGATCGCGAAGCTCCCGATTTATCTATACCGCGACACACCCGACGGACCATTGGAAGTCATCGATCACCCTGGCATTCGGTGCATCGGTGGCATCCCGTCCGAGCTGCACACTACATTTGAGCTACGCCAACTGATGGAAGTATCCAAAGGCCTTGGCGGCAATGGCTACGCTCGGGTCTACCGTGACCCGTTTGGTGCGCCAAGGGCGATCCAATGGATCAACCCGTACGATGTCACACCTCGCAAGGTGTCGCGTCCAAATGGCGAGTGCTATATTTCGTACGAGGTCAAAGGCACCCGCGAGATCCTCACCCGCCACGACATACTACATGTGCGAGGTATCAGCCGCGACGGCATCGAGGGCGTCTCACCGATCCGCATGCTGCGCGAGTCAATCGGCACATGCCTGGCACAGACCGAGGCCGCCGGAAAACTGATGCGCGAAGGCACCCACTTCCCGGGCTACCTAGTCGCACCACAGGCGCTTTCATCGAAGCAGATGGAAGACGCTCGGACCGAGTGGGACCGCAACACCGCCGGTGCAAAAAATGCTGGCCGCGTCCCGATCATGCACGGCGGATTTGACTTCAAACAGACCAACGGCATGAGCATGGTCGACGCCGAGTTTCTCGGATCCCGCCGCTTCGAGTTGCAGGAGATCGCAAGGTTTTATGGCATCCCGGCATTCATGGTCGGCGACTCGACGGCCTCGACCACATGGGGGACTGGCATCGAGCAGCAGACGCTCGGATTCCTCAACAACTGCTTGGATCCGCACCTAGTCGCGTGGGAGCAGTCGATGGCCATGACATTGCTCACCACTCAAGAGCAGCAGTCGGGATTCTATTTCCGATTCGACCGCGATGCCTTGGCGAATGCCGACCTCGCATCCAAAGCGGCTTATTTCCAGACGATGCGCGGCATCGGCGTCTACTCGGTCAACGACATCCGCGAGCGCATCGACGAGCGCCGCATCGCACCAACAGACGGCGGCGACGACTACGCACTGCCATTCAACAACACGGGTGGAGCCGCACAAGCGAAGGCCACCGAACCCGCACCCGAGGCACCATGAAATCTTTACAAACCATCACCATCGGAGGCCGCGAGTCACGCCGACTCACAGCACCCATCGAGCTACGCGCCGAGGGCGACAGCGAGCAGAGCAACATCATCTTCGGCTATGCGGCAAAATTCAATTCGCGCTCGGGCAACCTCGGTGAAGCAAACAGGCAATTCTACGAAACGATCGCACCAGGTGCATTCGACGATGTGCTGCTAGATGATGTCCGCGCACTCTTCAACCACGAGGCAGACATGATCCTCGCACGGTCAAAGAACGGTGAAGGGACACTCACGCTTGGCATCGATGACGTGGGTCTGACCTACATGTTTGAGGCACCGGACACGCAAGTCGGTCGCGACCTTCTTGTCTCTCTTCGACGCGGTGACATCGATCAAAGCTCGTTCTCTTTCACCGTCTCAAAGGACGGACAAAGTTGGGTGGAATCCCGCGACGAGAACGGCGCTACCGTCTTCGAGCGCACCATCAACAAAGTGTCACGCCTCTACGATGTCTCGCCGGTGACCTACCCGGCTTACGAGGACACCGAGGTCGATGTCCGCTCGATCACCACTCTCATCAAAGATTTTCAACCAGAGGAAACGCCACCACCGGCACCTCTTGAAAACCACTCCCTAAGTCACTGGCAGCGACGGTGGGGCATCAGCAAGCCTGCCGTCTAACCAAACAAAAATACGACTGCTGTGAAGCAGACGCCCACCACATGAAACTAAAAGAACTGCAAGAAAAGCGCGGCTCGCTGATGAAGCAAGTACGCGAAATCCTCGACTTCGTCGGGACTCAAAACCGCTCACTAACCGCTGACGAGGAAACAAAGATCCGCGCCATGGAAGGTGACATCGACGGACTCACTGCATCGATCGACGCAGAGGTCCGCCAAATGCAACGCGAAGGCGCAGCACGCAGCACTCCGGTGTTGAATGCCGGCGAACAACGCGATGTCAACACGTTCGATTTTAACAAGGTCTTGAACCACCTCTACCGTTCCGCAAAAGGCGGTGCCACAGTCATCGACGGCATCGAGGCCGAAATGATCCGCGAGGGCGAAACAGAAGCTCGTTCCGCAGGCATCAGCGCCGGTGGCATCCTGCTACCGCGTCTCCTGGTCCGCCGTGAAAACCGCGACATGACCGCAAGCGGCACGACTACCACTACTGGCGACCAAGGCGGCATGACCGTACAAGTTGAGAAGCGTGGATTGCTTGACGACTTCTTCAACTCGTCCGTAATGCGTCTAGCAGGTGCCACGGTGCTTGAAGGACTCACTGGCAACCTCGACTTGCCACGCATCATCGCTGGCACAGCGGCCGCAGGAAAAGCAGAAAACGGAACCTCCGACGAAGTGTCGCCGACGACCGCCATGCTACAACTCACGCCTAAGCGTTTGCCAGCATACATCGACATCAGCGAGCGCTTGTTGCTTCAATCCTCAGTTGCCATCGAGACGATCCTTCGCGGTCACCTCGCTACGCAAATGGGTGCCACGCAAGAAGCGGCATTTTTCCACGGCACCGGCACCAACGAGGCCAATGGTATCGCTGGAGCCTCTGGCATCGGATCTGTTGTTGGTGGCACTAACGGCCTTGCACCTAGCCTTGCAAGCCTGATCGCGCTTGAAACTGCAGTGGATACCACCAACGCATTGCTTGGCAATCTGGCCTACGTTTCTAACGGTCAGATTCGCGGCAAGCTCAAGGGTACGCCAAAGGTCGCTACCACCGACAGCCGCATGTTGCTCGACAGCGACGGCCTCGTGAACGGCTACACACCGTACTTCACGAATGCAGTGAGCCGGACTCTTACCAAAGGAACCAGTTCTCTCGCATCGGCGATTTTCTTCGGCAACTTCGCCGATTATGTCGTCGGTTACTGGGGTGGTGTTTCCCTCGAGATGGTCCGCGACAAGACCAACGCCATTACCGGCATCTATTCGCTCGTCGCTTCGACCTACTACGACGGCGGTGTTGTCCGTCCGAAATCGTTTGCGGCGCAGCTTGATGCGCTCGGTGCTTAATTAACACCTACTAGGTGGATCGGGTAACACCGGTCCACCTTTCACTTTCCTATATGCTAGTGCAATTTGTCAGAACCGTATGTGTGCAGGGCATCCACCGTGAGCAAGGCTCAGTGCATGACATGGACCACCTCGCCGCCGCAATCGCGGTGGCAGACGGCGACGCTGTTGCATTCATTACCCCGGCGAAATCACAGCGCGAAACCGCTGCGGCAAAGCCCAAAAAAGAAAACGCCTCGCTAAATGTCTGACCCGTTCTATACCCCGCCTCGCACACAGCGGCCGTTCTATACGCTGATCACGCCGCCGACCACTGAGCCAATCTCGGTCGAGCAGGCATCAGCGCATCTACGGGTGGATTCCGAGGACGATTTAACGTACATCGAAGCGCTCATCGGCGTGGCCCGTGAGTACGTCGACAACGTCACCGGCCGCGTGGCCATGCACAGCACCCACCAGGTCAGCGCCAATTCATGGGTCGGACTGACAGGTCCAGAGTTTCTCGACACCGTCAACCTGTACAGGTCGCCGCTCACCTCGGTGAGCCACGTCAAATACTACCCAAGCGGATCCAATGTACTAACGACAATCTCATCGGCAGACTACCGCGTCATCACCGGCTCGCTGCCAGGAATGGTGCAGTTTGTCATCGACCTGCCAACGGTCGAGGACCGGGTCGACGCAATCCAGATCACCTTCACCGCTGGCCAGACAGTCATGTCGGCCGTCACACCAGGACAACGCCACGCGGTCCAGTTGCTCACCGCTCACCTATACGAAAACCGTGTGCCAGTTGTCATCGGTAACATCACCGCCGAGCTACCCTACTCACTCAAGGCACTCATCGAGCAGCAGAAAATAGGAGGGTGGTTTGTATGAACCCGGGCAAGCTCGACCGCCGCGTCGTCATCCAAGTGCGCGTCTTTTCCAAGGACGCCACCGGATCGAGAGTCGAGACATGGTCTGACCACGCCACGGTGTGGGCCGAGTTGGTCACCGCGAAAGCCAAGCCAAACGAGGTAGACATCGCCGACGCCGACCGCGCCACAGAGGTCCAGCAATTTCGCATCCGCTACAGGACGATCACCAGCACCGGCTACAGACTGCTATACCGCAGCAAATTTTTTAACATCACCGGCATCACCGAGGAAGGACGCCAGGCGTCTCTCCTCCTCGACACCGTGACCTATCAATCGCTCTCCTAATGGCTACCCTACAATCACTCGCCATCGAGAAGAAGAAGTTCAACGACCTCTTGCGGGAGATTGACGCACTACCCAAGAAGCTACGCAAAGGTGCCGAGCTATCAGTGCTTCGCGCTGGTGCGGGACTTATTCGCAAATCTGCCAAGATTTTCGCGGCCAGAAGTAAAGACTCAGGCGCACTTAGTAAATCCATCGCAGTGACCATCACAGGAAAAACTGGCAGCAAGACAGCTCGTGTCGGACCGCTAAAAAATTTCAAAATGACGGTGACTAGAACATGGCCTGAAACAATGAAGAAGGGACGTGGTGATGATCCTGATAGAAAATATAGCATGGAAGCGAATCCGCAAAGATACTCTCACCTAGTTGAGTACGGCACCAGCAAGACACCGGCACAACCATACATACGCCCGGCGATCGATGCGACGCAAGAAAAGGTGGCTGGTGCCATGGCGGCACAGCTCGACCTCTACCTCACCCGCATTCTGGCGAAATCATAATGAGCTACCAATCAGACATCTATGATGCAGTGGTAGCAGGTGCCACCCTCTCGCCGCTCATCGGCAATCGGTTCTTCTGGGACATCGCCGACGGTGACGCAGTGGCACCATACATCGTCGCGCAGACGGTCAGCACCTTGTCGGAGAATACCAACGACGGCAACAGGTCACTATCCTTTCCGCTCATCCAGTTTTCTATATGGGCGAAGACCAAGGTGTCGGTCATCGCAATCACGGCGGCACTCAAGACCGACATCGAGGGCTTCACACTCCCCGGCTCAAGCAGCACCTCACTATCATTCTCATCGTCCAACTCGACCTACGAAACCGACACGAAGCTATATGGCGAACTTGTGGAATACCGAGGTCATTCACTCACCAACTAAACTAACAATAAAAAACTGACTGCTGTGAAGCAGACATCAAAAACATGGCTAAAAGCAAAGCATTCGGCACCATAGTCTCGGTCAACGCCACGGCTATCACAGGCATCAATGACATCACGCTCTCCGGAGCCGAGGTGCCATTCATCGACATCACCACCAACGACTCCACCGCGAAGGAATTCGTGGCCGGACTCATTGACAACGGCACACTTGAACTAACAGGCAAGTTTGACAACCTCTCGGTAGGTCAGGACTACCTCCGAGCCAACACCGGGACAAGCAAAGCATTCCTCATCACTTTGCCAAGCACCGCGACCATCGGATTCAACGCAGTGATCGGTGCCATGAATGAATCGATTTCATTTGAAGGCACAGTTGATTTCTCGATCTCATGCAAAATTGACGGTGTTAAAACCTACTCCGTTTAATCATGGCCTCCATGACCATAGCGGGTGAGCCATTCGACATCCAATGGACCAATGCGTCGGCGCGACTCATGCGCCTGCGCTTGGCCGACATCGGATTCGATTGGAACCGAGACACCAAGGGCGAGCGACTATCGTCCGCTATGGTCAAGATCGCCTGGGCATTGCTACCCTACGACGACTTCGTGAAATTTAAAACTCACGAGGACATGTACACCAGCATGACCGACAAAGAGGATGAATCGTTGTTCGCGGCGGTGGGTGAGATATTCAAAGCGATGTCGACCACGGCTGAAAAAAAAAGCACCTTGAAGAAATCGCCTTCGCAAGAATCGAACTCGGACTGACCGAGGCCGAGTGGGAAAACATGCACCCAGACTGTGGCAATGCCTATATAAAAGTCTGGACCGAAAAACAAAAGCGCGACGAATACCGAGTCGCCAGTGTGCAACTCACCATTGCACAGTCTCAAGGGATGAAACTACGAAACGGCCGCAATCTCGAACTCCGAGATTTCCTACCAGAATATGCCAAGCCAGAAAAAAGGTGCAGTATCACTGCAATGGAAAACGAAGTGAAGCTCGCATTACTCAAACAAAAGATCACCAAGTAAATGGCATCCAGAAGTATAGGTAGCATCTACGCCAGTCTCTATCTCCGCGATAAAGACTTCAGCAAGGGATTGAAAAAGGCACGGGCAGATGCGTCATCATTCAACTCGACCATCGCGTCTCTCGGCAAGAAGGGACTCGCTGCGGCCGGACTGTCATCGCCGTTTGTCACCATGGGTGCCGCCATCAAGAGCGCCATCGACCAGGGCGGTGCATTGCAGGACATGATGACCAGGACAGGTGCTGCCGGTGAGGGGTTGGTCATCATGCAGACAGCATTTCAGAATGCTGGCCTTGCGGCTGAGATGGTACCAGATGCGCTCAACAAAATGCAGAAAGCACTGGCAGGCGTCAACGAAGACGGCGACCAGACAGCAGGGGTGTTTGCCCAGCTCGGACTTAGCGCCGAGGCACTCACGGCCATGGATCCAGCGAAAGCATTTGAGGCCATCGCCAAGGCAATTACATCCATCAAAGATCCAACAACCAGGACCGCTCGAGCAATAGATTTATTTGGCAAGGCTGGAGGTAAGGCGCTTACAGTCCTGAACGATCCAAATGCATTTTCCCAAGCGACAACACAAGTCGGAGGATTAGGCAAAACACTAGCAGAAAACGCAGCGGCTCTTGACAACATTGGCGATTCTTTTGGTCAGCTACAGATAAAAGTTTCTCAACTAGCAGTTGGTTTCACAGTTGGTCTGATACCTGGACTTGAAGCAACGGCAGAATCATTAAACAAATTAGATCTCACAGATACAGGAACAGCCATTGGTGAATATACAAATGTGCTGCTTAATTTTGCCTCTTCTTTAAAAGGAGTCACAACTCCTCTTGATGGATTTATTGCTGCTTACGCTGCTTTTAAAGAATTAACTGGTGATTCTAAAGGCACAGAACTGCCATCGAATCTTACGATTGGAGCTGACGGCAAATTGTCCAAAAATAAACCAGATCCAATAAACTCAAATCCAATCGAAAGAGGTCCGGCAATTGGCAACGAGGCATTGAATAAAACGGTTGAGATGATAACGAAATCGATTGGACCAGAAATGGACAGGTTGAAAGCCAGAAAAGAATATCTTGCGACATACAAAGAAGAGTCTGACCTACTCAATGCAAAACTTAGCGGAGACGATAAAGCAGTCAAAGCACTTGAGCGTCAGCGCGACATCCGCGAGGAACTCAACAAGATGGCCGAGGCTGGATTCAACATCCAAGACGAGGCCAACAAAAATGCAGCGGCCGCCATCGTCGACGCTCGGATCAAGACCGGTGAAGATCCAAGCACCGCGCCATCGAGGGCGGTGAACTCATACCAATCGCGGGGCCTCAGTCTCGACGGTGCGCCGATGAAAAAGACCGATGCCATGATGCCATTGCTGGCATCGATCAAGGACACACTCAAGGCCGCGCAGAATGGCGGCTTCACACTTAGCTGGTAACATATACATATGGCCGCAGAATCAATCATCACCTACCTCAAACCGAACTACCCGCAGATTGGGGTCACGGCCAGTACCAAACAATCAGACCTCCTGTACATCGGGCCATACGCCACATTGTTGGCAGCAGCACCGGCGGTGGGGGCATCATGGGGCGACTACATTGGCAAGGTCGACACCGCCAAGATCGAACCGATCAGCGGCACCAACCCACTACAGGGCGAGCTTACGGTGACAGTCACCCGGGAGTTTGAAGCCGACGGTGGTGGATCCACAGCAGGCGTGTCGGGTGAGATTTCCTACGAGGTCGAGTGGACAGTGGTGTCGCGGCCGCTACTCGAACATCCAGAATTCCGCACCGGCACCTACACGCTGACCGCCACCGACGGCGAGAAAATCGCGACATGGGAAAACAGCAAGACCGCAGCGAACAGGACGGCACTGAGCGCAGCCGCCGAGAAGTACGCAAAAGCCGTCGACCTGGGAATAGACACCTACGACGACTTTGCGCCCATCCTTTCCAAGACGACAACATTTACCAACGGGCCACCGTCGACATCCACCGCCGGTGCAAAAGAGGGATCAACCCCATCCGGATTCCCCAACGCGCCATCCGGCTACGAGTGGATCAAAAGCGCCGACCGCGCCGTGAAGGCCGGAAAGAAAAACAAGTGGGACCGCACCGAGCAATGGCTCGGTGCAAAGAAAATCATGGTCGATAAAAACTCACTGTACTTCTGATGAAACTGCCAAGCATGCCACAGCGCGGGGGATCTGTAGAGACGACCGTGCGCGACATCATCAACTACATCCGGGCCACGACGGTGACCTCGGTGAACGGTGGTGTGCTGCGCGAGACGCCGAACGGCACCATCATCAACGTGCAGAAGCCGGGTGTTACATCGACAGCGGGAGCATCAACCGCGTGTCCGTTCGGTGAGATCATCACGGTCGACGACGGCACCTACACTCGGGCAATTTCCGGCGGACTGTTCCTGTGCGGTGATAAGAATTTCAACGTCCCGTACCGTGGCATAGTCCTTGCCACCAGCGGATCTTGGCTGGTTAAACTCACGCTGACCGGCATCGACCCAGCGACTGACGACGACGACCAGGTATTCCTCAGCGGCATCGTCACCGCGAGTGGCACACCCGCCTGGGGGACGATCGCCTATACCGGGTCCGAGAGCTACACCAGCAACACCAACCCAGCATCACCGAGCGGCACCGGCACGATCGTCATCCCGATCGGTATACTCGTCGTCGCATCCGGTGCTGCTACCCTGACGCCTGTAGGATGTGGTGTCATCGAGGCAACGCAGTGCGGTGGAATCTTGACCAACACCCGAGGATGATCGTCACCACCATACCAGAGGCGAACGTGATACTCACCGAATGCGGGTGTTGTCTCATGCCAGTTGGTGCGGCGCCGCGACTTGAATACGAAAGCACTTATGGTGAGTACAATAGCGAGCTTGATGCTGAGGCATCCAATGGTGCGCTTTATACGAATGGAACCATTACCGTAGTCTATGCAAACTGCACGGACACACTGAACTACAGCTACAATTATTTGCTTAATGGCAGCACTTGTAGTTACGAGCTTGCAGCACCCACATACACCGTATCAGCGGAAACTTGCGATCCAGCAACAAGAGGGTCACTGACAAGCATTACAAGAAATGGCACTACTGCCTACACCCCAACGATCTTTATAGCTGAAGCAGTCACAAACTTCAACGCCAACAAAGACTTCGACGATCCAACATGCGTACAGACGGGTGTTAATGCTTCTGAATTTTCAGGGATTGTTGGTACCAATACTTTTGGTGATTCATACTATTCCATCGACATCATCAACGCCAGATTTCGCGTCGGTGTGCCGCTCAACTACAGCACCGGACCACTGCCAAAAACATATTACAAGGTCACATGGGATACTATCGCAGCAAAAAAAACTTGGTGGAACTGGCACGACGGTGGCCGAGTTGGATCTGCACCAGCAGGCGGCGTACTGCTAGTCACGCTTGAAGAATGGATATGGGGCGGCAGCATGGCGACACCGTTTAGTGACTGGTACGACATCCCGCTTGAGGCAGCAGCAGTAGCATCAGAAACCAGAGTCGCCAACATGCGCTACTTTCATTTCCAATCCAGTCGATTCGGATCACTGCCAGTATTAACCGGCCCACAAGTAGCAACCGCATGACCGATCCAGACGAGCAATGGCAAGCACCACCGGCGACTAAACACCAGGTGAAACTCGGTGACCTTGTCGCTAGGGTGGCACAGCCTATAGCCAAGGCCATCGACGCCGTCCTCGGCACCAAAGTACAATCATGCAAGGCATGTGCCAAACGCCGCGAGGCACTCAACAATATAGGTCGACCACTACCTTGATTTGCTTGACTTTTTACAAAATATAAATACTATCCTACCCAGAAAACAATGATCGAACTCACTGCATACAGGGGCGACTCAATGAGTTTCACCATACCGCTCACCAACGGTGCTGCGGCATTCACACCAGGTGGATCTTACTCGTTAATTTTCACAGCAAAGCGATCTAGCAAAGATCCTGACACCGCTGCGGTTTTTCAGAAATCTACCGCTACAGGTACTATCACCACCAGCACGACCAACGCGATCGTCACGGTGCTGTATACCGACACGACCAACGAGGACGAGCCGGTGCTGTACTGGGACATCCAAGCGCAGCACAACAGCACGGCCGCCGTGATCACCGCTGCAAAAGGCACTCTCACATTGGTGCGCGACATCACCAGGCAAACGACTGTCTCAGTGCCAATCTACACGGTGGATCCAGGCGCAGGCGGCGGAGCCACACCAGCGGGCACAACCGGCTCGGTGCAGATCAACAACGCCGGTGCGCTCGGAGCAGACAGCGGTCTGGTGTTCACAGGCACTGGCAATACTGGCGTTTTAAAAGTCGGTGGTGGACAAATAGCGATAAACGCTTTACCATATTCTGGTGGTGGTACTCTAACTTCAAATATTGGCATTGGATTTAACCCATTTACACCTACAAGTAATGTTACTTTAAGCAACAATGTTCAGGGCAACATTGGCATTGGAGATAACGCCTTAGACTCGTTAAATTCAGCAACGGGGTATAACACAAATAATATTGCTATTGGTACTTTTGCTTTATCCAGTTTAACTACTTGTCAGTCTTCTGTATTTATAGGCACTTATGCGGGTATGTTTTTGACTGCTGATAGCAATTCCTCAACTATAATAGGAGACGCTGCTGGTGTGTATTATGGTACTGGGTATCTTTCTTTAACACAGGCGGCAGGTTGTACTTTTCTTGGGAGGCTTACAAAGGGTTCGGCGGCAGTATCGTCTAACCAAATTGTTATTGGTAGCTCGGCAATCGGAGATCAGGACAACAGCACTGTAATCGGCAATACCAATACGACCCAAACACGACTTGCTGGTAACACGCTAAAATTAGGATCTTCCACGCTAAACACATCCATTGCACAAACAGCTACGGGTAGCTCCAAAACTATCACACTGCCAAACGCAAGCGGCACTGTAGCCTTAACCGACGTAGGTCAAACCTTTAGCGAACAACAACAATTTAGCACTCGCCCAACCAGCAGTGCCGCTGGAACTCCAGCCGCGACGAGTTTAATTACTCGGTCAGATGCGGTGGATGAAATCATTTTCAATATGGCACGCATCCAGCGTTCAGACTATGCACAAAGTTATACAGCGAATGGCGGAACATCCTCGTTGAATGACGGAGACAACTTGTCCACAGGGACCGCGGCAAATAATCGGCCCGTGTGCATTCGGTATCGCCAAATCAATAGATTTGGCAGTGGTGGGAACGTAGCAGTTTGCCCAATACGTATAGCTAGTTATGGTGGGTACAATCATAGCGCAACTTTTAACCCTGACAGCAGAATCCGTTGTGGAATAGGGATGGCACTTGGAGCCAGTATCCCTGCTGCCAATGCTAATGCACTTGCTGGTAGAGGTTTCGGGTGGGAAATTTATTGGGACGGAACCAATATAGTTTTTGGCTTATTTGCACACGACGGAACGACCTATGTGACGACTGACGGCACTGGCGGTAGATCAGCAGCAATCGCAACAGGTCAAAATCCCGTTTTTTATGATGGATTTTTCCATATTATTGTAGGTTTATCCGCAGGCTTGGTTTCAGCATGGACTGTTTTTACCAATAACCCTGTTGCCCCTATGCGCGTATCTGGTACGCCGACCCTTACATTGGCAGGTGGACCAACCACAGGGAACAATTTTGCAACTTCGGGAGTTCAGTGGGCGTGTGTCAACCATTCGACAAATACAGCAACTGGTTCTACATCTATAAAAGTTCTTGATCGCCTTCTTATTATGGATTGATTTACAGCAAACAAACCACCACCACTTATCAATATGTCCATCATCCGCCAACTCACCGAAGCAGAAGCCGATCTCGCAGCAAAAGAGCAACTCGTCCTCCAAGCTGGAGAAGCAACCCACCATCTTGCCAGCACGCTTGCTAGCACCAACGCGAGGTTCTGGCAGCTCCCAACCGACCGCCTGCTGGCTATCCTGAATGCTGACCTGCCGTCCACGCTCGCCACATTTGAAGCCAATACAGCATTGGGTTTGCAGGTCAACGCCAGTCTTGATGCGCTTGCCGTTCCGCGTTTTTCCACCCGCGCACCTGTAACCGCTGGCAGGTCGGACATCGTGTTCGACGGAGCCGCGTTTGTATATGTCGCGCCAGAGCCAGAACCAGAACCAGAGCCAGCACCAGAGCCATGATGCGAATGCTAATGATCGCACTGGCACTGTCAACCTCTGCACTAGCAGAGCGCACCGTCACTTTTGCGTGGGATGCAACGCCCGATGCGACGAGCTATAACTTGTACGTCAATGGTGCGCCTGTAGTCAGCACTACCGAAACGCAGATAACCGTGCAGCTCGCTGATGGCAAGACAAACGTCAACGTGACCGCCAGCAACATCGCTGGCGAGAGCGAGAAATCGGCAACGCTCGTCGTCCCGGCTGCGCCAAGCATCCCAAAAGGATTCAGAATTTCTAAAATTGTTCGCACCACAACAGCCACCCCAAAATAATGAATCCATTTGACCATACCGACCTCGGGACAAAATTCTTGTATGGCATCGGTGCGCCGATCGCCGGGATGATGGTCAACATACCTGCCGACATTAATCCATGGCTGCAGACCATTGCTCTTGTCGCGGCGATCATCGTTTCGACCTTGTCTGCCATTTCAATCAAAACCAAAAACCTCAAGTAACATGAACACCATCATCGAAAAGCTCAAAGAGGAATCCACCTGGCGCGGACTGATCGCCATCGCGATGGCCTGCGGACTGCAACTGGATCCCGAGCTGCAAAACAGCATCCTTGTCGTCGGCCTCGCGCTGATGGGAATCATCAACATCAAAGCAAAATGATCACCGACTCAGCACTACCAGGGATCTGGATTCTGATCGCGCTCGGTGCGATCGTGGCACTGATGTCGCTCTGCACGTCATGCGCTCCATCAAGCGGCGCGTTTGAGTTTATAGGCGAGCATGGCCGCGTCCGGTACGAGCCGACCACCGGCGCCATCGAGGTTGATTACCACGCCAGTAAATAGTCATGGTGCATTCCGAGATCGTGGCGCTACAGCGGCGCGTGGGAGCCGAGCCGGATGGATTCTGGGGGCCGAGGTCGATATCTGCGTGTCGCGCTCGCGTGCATGCTCTCATGCCGCACCCATCGCCATGGCCGCTACAGTCTCAGTCGGCGCTCCAAGCATTCTACGGGCAGCCGGGCAATGAGGCTAATCTCGACAAAATTAAGTTTCCGTTTCCGACCTACTACCAAGGCAACGCGGTTTCCACCACCCGTGTTCACGAGGACTGCGCTCACTCGCTCATGCGGATCCTGGAGGACATTAAATCGAGGCACGGCAGCGATCAATCGATCATGCGCATCGCCAGCGACTTTGGTGGGTGTTTTAATTTCAGGCAAAAGCGTGGCGGCGTCACATGGTCGCTGCATGCCTACGGTGCTGCGATCGACCTGGCACCAAGCACTAACGGATTCCGCGACTCATGGCCGATGCGATCAAACATGCCGATCGAGATCATCGAATGTTTCTACCGCCAAGGATGGATTTCTGCGGCGGTCGAATGGGGTTACGACGCACAGCATTTTCAAGCAACTCAGTGAAAAAACTTGATGCCGTCGGCTGGCAAAATCGCACGACGGTAGTGACGGAACAGCGTCACCGATCCCTGAGTGTGGCCCATGGCATTCTTGGTTGCTTCCTCGCCGTGGGCCGCGAGATGGTTAGAAGCAAACGTGTGACGCAGCACATCGTGCATGTCACTGATGCCGGCATCTCGGCGAATGCGCTGCCATGCTCGCCGCCAGTTCGGTGGACACACTGAGCCAGACGACGGATGGCCGCGCAGCAGACGACCGAGTCGAGCGCTGATCGGGATGTAGCGGTCCGAGCTGGTCTTGCTGATCTGGGCGGAGATGTAAATCTGATTAGTGATCGCCGACCACTCAAGGCGACCAATCTCCCCGTTCTGCGCGTCGGGTCGGATTCCGGCAAAGAGCAACAGCGCAACGACTCGGCGCTCAGCAGCACACTCACAGACACGCAGCAATCGAGCGCACTGGCCCACGCTGAGGATCTCGATCGCAGAGGCTTTACGGTGCCGAGGTCGGAAATTTACGACTGCCAGAATCCGAGTGGATTTCATGTCGAGCGACGACTGTTTCAGCGCCGGTTGGACCACCCGCAACGCCGCCTCGATGGCGACGCGGTCGATGCCGTGGCACCGACGCTGTAGAAACTCTGGAGGCAACCACCGAGGGATCGCGGTCATGCTGAGTCGGTAGGAATTTGACCAGGCATTTTCCATCGCGGTCATGGTCCGCAGGTATCGATCGCCAAACAACTCTGCGCTCGAGGAGTTGAACTTGGTCACCGCCATCGAGGCCGCTTCAAAAATGGTGATGCCGGTGCCTTCCAGAAGCGCCGCCGCTCGCACCGCATCGATGGCGAGGGCCGCAGGAATCATGCTGCCACGCATGCCAGCGGCGTGTTGAGATTTAACGCTGGCCGCAAATTTCTTGGCCGCAGACTCGGTGGTAAAAAATTTACGCACCCGGTTACCCGATGCCGTCATCGATGGTCCGATGGAAACCATCCAACCTTTTTCGGTGAGCGTCGGTTTGAATGTATTTGGACGACTCATTTGATGCCAGAATTGGTTGCCATAATTGCCACTATTGCCACTAAAAGAGTGCTTTCGGGTGCTTTTAAGTAACTTCAAATGCTAGCAAGTACAAGGAAAACTGGAGCCGCTGGTCGGAATTGAACCGACGACCTATTCATTACGAAGAATTAACCGACCCTATATGAACACTAGGAAGTTTATGATTTAGTGGCAAAGTTGCCAAATAGTTGCCACTAAAATATTATTTCTTGTCTGGTTTGCTGTCGATGAACCCGAGTTCTTTTAGTGCCTTCTCTAACTGTATGCAGCACCATGATGCCATGTTGCGACGATCAGCCTCGGCGGCCTCTGAGATCTTGCATTTTAAAGTCTTAGGCATTGATACTCCCAGAGTTGTCTTATCTGCGGCGCGTGCTTTGTTTCTTTTCATTCTTTCGCCATAACATCTGCACACAAGAAAACAACAAAAAATTTGAAGTTTTTTTACGGTACGTTTTTAAAAAGTATTTAAAGGAATTTAATAATTTTTCTTGCCTATGCCGTTTTACGGCATACAACGGCTCACATGCCTGACGCAACGCTAGACAACGACAACATCGAAAACGAAAACACAATCCTTGCAATCCAGATGGATAGAGGACTGAGAAACAGAATCAAAATCGCCGCCATGGCAGAGCATCGAACCGAATCGAGCTTCGCCAGATACTACCTGGAACGTGCGGCCGACGCTGCCAACGCCGTGGAGGTGGAACCATGAAAATTGTCCTTGCGGCCTTTCTCGGATTTAACCTGACGATCTGGACCATCGTCTTCGTCATGTACCAGCAGGCATGAAACTGCTGACCGCTAAGGAACTGGCCGAGCGGCTCGGGATGAACACGGCGGTGGTGCTGAGATGGCACCGCGCCGGGCGGATCCCAGCGAAGATCCACAACGGAAGAATCATCCGATTCGTCTACGATGACGTCATCGAGGCGCTGCATGCAACGCTGCCACCCGCCGACCCATCATTCTTGGTCTACTAAATGAATCACCAAAAAATGATCACTTTTTATCGCAGGCGGAAACGCCGCCAACGGCTGAACCACCTCGGGTGGGTGTCGCTGGTAATCTTCGCGGCCATGGTCGCAACCATAACCCTTTTACTTTTATGAAAAACGAAATTGAAAAAACACAAAAAACGTCGGCGCTTGCTATCATGGCCGACAAGTACTCGGTCGATCCAGACAAGCTGCTGGCTACTCTTAAAAATACCGTCTTCAAAGGCGCGACCAACGAGGAGTTGCTCAGCCTGGTGGTGGTGGCAAATGAGTACGGCCTCAACCCATTGTTGAAAGAACTGTACGCTTTTCCAAACAAGGGCGGTGGCATCGTGCCGGTGGTGTCCGTGGATGGTTGGATCCGGATGTGCAACGACCACCCGCACATGGACGGCATCCAGTTCGTCGAGTCATTTGACGAGGGCAAGCTGGTCAGTGTGACCTGCACGATCCACCGCAAGGACCGCGCTCATCCTACCTCGGTCACCGAGTACCTCGCCGAGTGCAAACGCGCCACCGACCCATGGAAGATGGAGACGCGAATGCTACGGCACAAGGCGCTCATCCAGTGCGCTCGTGTGGCATTTGGATTCTCGGGGATTCACGACGACGACGAGGCTCGGACCATTTCTGGCATGCGCGATGTAACACCGAGCGCACCGGCCGCAGTTGTGTCGTTTGCTCTGCCTAAAAACTCACAGGAAATCCTAAACGGAGCAACAGCATGAACTACCCAGAATGCGATTTAATCGACTGCGACCAACGCAGCGACGAGTGGTTTGAAGCACGACGCGGCCACCTCACGGCAAGCGGCATGGGTGCCTGGTTAACAAAGTCTGACAAGACGAGCCACAAAGCGCGGATCACGGCGACGAGCCAGGTGCTGGCGGAGATTGCTGGTTATCCAGACCCCAAGGTTTTTGTGACACCCGACATCCAACGCGGCATCGAGCAGGAGCCGGAGGCCATCGAAGAGTTTTCCAAATTAACCGGGCTACTCGTGGACGCGATCGGATTCGCCAAGAGCAAGCACGGCCTGTTCGGGTGTTCGCCCGACGGTTTGATTTTAGAGACAGGCGAAGGACTCGAGATCAAATGTCCGAGGGCGAGCAAACTGCTGACCTACCATCAAATCGGTGGACTGCCAGACGAGTATCGGGACCAAGTACACGGGTCACTTGCGGTAACCGGCGCGATCGGGTGGCACTTCTATGCCTACCACCGTGGATTACCGAGCTTCCATGTCTATGTACAGCGCGACGAGTACACCAACCAGATGCTGGAGGGACTCAAGGCATTCGATGTATATCTGAAAGCAACGTCCGAAAAACTTCAAGCACTTGCGGCATCATGACGAAACACAACGCACACGAATTTCTGCCACTCTTGCAAGCATTAGTGGATGGTAAAAACTTACAATTTAAATCCGGCGAATTTGGTAATTCTTACTGGGAAGACTTTGGAGAAACTGAAGAAATCGGTTTTTACGACGCACCAGAATACTACCGCATTAAGCCGGAACCTAGAACATGGGTAATATATCAAAATGTATATAACCACCAAATCTCGCACCAGAGCTTAAGTGATTCAAACTGGGAACGCATCGAGGTGCAGGAGGTGCTGAAGTGACTGACACACCAGAAACAGACAACCTAGCGCGAGGCAATCATGTTGTCCCTACCGAGTTCGCACAACAATTAGAACACGAGCGCGACGAGGCGCGAAAGACCGTTAAATCATTAAGGACGACATCATTAGACCTTCTTGCTCGGCTTAAAAAAGCGCAAGATGTGCGGGACAGGCTGGCAAAAGAACCATCTGCATGGACAATAGATTGGCAGGCAGGCCCGTATCCAGACACAATGCGAGTTGTGCTGGCGACTGACGGTGAGATAATGTATATGGCGACCTACACCAAGCATGACGGATGGCAGGATGCACATACATGCGAGGACATCGACTACTACATCACCTACTGGGCTGAGATGCCAGCACTACCACAAGTATGAGCCAGCAGAGATTTTTCGAAGTAGAAGATGTGGAGGAAAGAAAATCCAAATGGATGAAACGACACTATATCAATGTGATTATAAAACCAGAGGACATGATGCCATACAAAGTATACCACGGGATGGATAGAATATGCAGCGGGTGCGACGAGCATGCCGCTCTCCTGACGGCCTCTAAATTACTGGGAATTAAATCATGGTTGATAGAAGCATGATCTACATCGGCATCGACAACGGACTCAGCGGGGCGCTGGTGGCGATTAGTAGTCACCCGGGGCCGCCGATCGATATGGTGCTGATGCCGACCCGTAGCCAAGTCAAAGGCAACGAGGTGGATCCGCTGGCACTCAAGGAGTGGCTATACCTTATCGGACCACCGCACACCATGACAGCGATTCTTGAAACGCCTGGCAAACACTCACCGGGTGTGATGGCGCTCTGCTCGATGTGGGACAGCTACGGTTGCATCCGAGCGGTGCTGGAGTGCTTAGGCATTCGCCATCACCGCATCAGCCCACAGAAGTGGCAGAAGGTCATGATCGCTGGGTGTGCTAAGGGCGACACCAAACCAGCGGCCGCAGTAAAGGTGCGGCAGCTATGGCCGACCGAGACTTTTCTGGCGACGAAGAGATCTACAGTGCCACACGGTGGACTCATCGACGCAGCACTCATCGCCGAATACGGCCGACTCAACCATCTATGAACCAATACGAAATACAAGGAATCCTGCATCACGTCGCCGATGTGCAGGTGTTTGAAAGCGGCTTTAAAAAGCGGGAATTTGTCATCCAGATCGAGGACGGCAAGTATCCACAGAACATTAAAATCGAGGCGATCAAGGATGACGTTCTATATCTAGAATCGTATCTACTGGGAGATAGCATCAGTTGTTCATTCAACCTCCGAGGCAACGAGTACAACGGGAAATACTACGTCAGTTTGCAAGCGTGGAAGTTTGACCGCAAGAAGCCAGGCGCGGCACCAGCACCGGCACCGCAACAATCCGCAATGCAAAGCGGAGCTAACCGTGAAAAGATTGCGGAGAGAATGCGCAACTATCACGAAGCCAACCGTGAGCCACCAGTAAAGGTATACGAAAAGAATGAGGACGACGATGTCCCATTCTAAAGATTTCTGATCGGGACCAGAAAACAGGGAAGCACAATGCATCGCCTCACCGGGATAACTCGGTGGGGCTTTCTGGGTGAGAACCTTTTATATATCATGGCAAAACCGAAAGCATCTGATACATGGACACCTGAGCAGCATGAGGCTTGGTTGGTGAATCAGCTGGAACGCAAAGCCAAGGCGAAAGCCAAGGCGAAAGCCTACCGGCAATCGCCAGAAGGCAAAGCCAAGGAGAAAGCCTACCGGCAATCGCCAGAACGCATAGCCAAGGAGAAAGCCCGCCAGCAAAAGCTGGAATACATAGCTAGAGCGAAAGCCTACTCTCAATCGCTGGAAGGCAAAGCCAAGCAGAAAGCCTGGCAGCAATCGCCTAAAAACATAGCTAAGCGGAAAGCTAAGTATCAATCGCCAGAAAACATAGCTAAGCGGCAAGAGCCGGAATACATAGCTAGAGCGAAAGCCTATCAGCAATCGCCAGAATTAAAAGCCAAGCGAGAAGCCTGGCTGCAATCGCCGGAAGGCAAAGCCAAGGAGAAAGCCTACCGGCAAAAGCCGGAATACAAAGCCAAGCAGAAAGCCTGGCATCAAAAGCCCGAACAGATAGCTAGAGCAAAAGCCTACTCGCAAAAGCCCGAACACATAGCTAGAGCGAAAGCCTATCAGCAATCGCCGGAAGGCAAAGCCAAGGAGAAAGCTAAGCGGCAATCGCCTAAAAACATAGCTAAGCGGCAAAAGCCCGAACACATAGCTAGAGCGAAAGCCTATCGGCAAAACGCTATCCAGCAAGTCGCCGCCGACCAATTTTTCATCATGGTAGGTGCTGCCCAACTAATCTCCAAAATAACACAAACAAAAGAAACCAAATGAATACCACACTGACATCGCAAAGCTCAAGGATTACAGCATTTATCGACCTATTCAAAGTAGGTGTCGATTCATGGATCAAAGCAGGGGAGATACTGGTCGAATTGGTCGAGGAAGACCCGCATTCATACGACTACATCATACAGCAATGTCCACAACTCAATGCTGGCATCCTCGGACGTTTCGAGCAGATGGGCCGCAAGTCGCTACACCCTCAGTTGCTGCTGACATCGTCACCGGGCTTTGCTCGATTACAGAAGCTCCCGTATTCGCTACAAGAGCGATTCATCGAGGAGCCGATCGCGCTCATTGTCCACACCGAGCAAGGCACCGACGTTCTCTTGGTCAAAGCCAAGGACTTGACCAAAGAACAGGCCGCGCAGGTGTTCGCACCCAACCGGCTACGCACCGAGGGCGAGCAGAAGGCGTGGATGATCCAGCAGCAATCAAATGCCGCGAGATCATCGCCGACAAACAACACGGCCGCAGCGTGGCGTATCAAAGGTGGGCGCGTGGAGTTTACCGCTGGAGCATCGCTGAGCGCCGGTGAACTGGCAACTATCATCACTCAACTGACCAAATGACACCCATGAAAAACAACCAACAACTACAGGACGAGCTACTCGACGCACAGCGCATGATCGAGAAGCTGAAGGCTGAGCTAACCAAGGCGCTTGATGCCTTGGTGGTGGCACACAAAACCTACACACAGAAAGCTGCTTAACCATGGCCGGAGATTGGATCAAATTTGAACACGCGACGATCGATAAGCCAGAGGTTTATCAGATCTCGGACATGCTCGAGATTGAACCGGAGGAGGTCATTGGAAGGCTTTTGAAAATCTGGGTATGGGCAGACCAACAAGTGTTTAAATGTGACGCTGTCAGCGTAACAGAAAAGACACTCGATCGTATCGCTGGTCGTAACGGTTTCGCAACAGCAATGCGCACAGTCGGTTGGATTGAGGGTAAAAGTGGTTTTTTGACCTTTAGCAACTTCAGTAGGCACAACGGTCAGACCTCTAAGACTAGGTCACTTACAGCGAAACGAATGAAAAAAAAGCGTGACGCTGACAGCGTAACACCATCGTCACCAGAGAAGAGAAGAGAAGAGAAGAATATAAAGAAGGAGTTTCCCATTTCTCTCGACACCGATGCATTCAGAGCGGCGTGGAACAATTGGAAAGAATATCGAAAGCAGGCGAACCTCAAAGCGTGGTCGCCGATGACCGAGAACGCGCAACTCAAGAAGTTCAGCGCCATGGGTGCGGTGAATGCGGTGACGGCCATCGAGACGAGCATACGCATGGGCTGGCAAGGTGTGTTTGAGCAGAAGCCTGTGAAGAAGGACAGCTTCACCTCGGCGGATGTCGGACTAGGACGGAATTTCACCTCAGCGGAGGTCGGGATATGAGCCGAGCGATGCCGAGCGCGGTGATGGCAGAGAAGGCCGTGGTTTCATGCATGATCCAGAACCCAAAAGGCTTCGTTGGACGGGCCGCAGCGGAGGGACTCGATGAGGCGGCATTCTGGCACCTTGGACCGCTGAGGTCGGCGGTGATAGATTTTTACAAAGCCGATCCCGAGATTGAAGGCGAGATCGACATGGTGGCGCTGGTCCAGGGGATGGCGCTTGATGGGACATTGGACCGATCCGGTGGACCAGCGGCGGTGTACGAGGCCTACACCTACGCGATCAACCCGGCTGGTTGGTCCAAGTGGTCGCAACAACTCAGAGAAGCGAAAGCTCGCAGGATAGCCATCACGGGCGCGGTGACGCTCGATGGGGCAAATGACAGCGAAGAGGCAATCGAGACGGCTAAAGGCACCTTAGCGGCACTCACAGCGGCGGTCAGTGGCAAAATGAGAGCTGTGACCGCTAAGGACGCGGCCAACGCGTTTATCAATTCATACCAGAACGATCACGCCGCCGGTGACATCCCCGGGGCTAGCACCGGCATCGCCGAGCTGGACGCGCACAGCGGCGGTATGAGGGCAGGTGAATTCTGGGTGATCGGTGGCAAACCGAGCCGAGGCAAATCTGTGCTGATGTTGCAGATCGCATCCGAGTTTATCGCCAACAGCAAAACGGTGGCGGTGTTTAGCCTGGAGATGATGGCGAACGAGATTATAGGCAGACTGATCTCGACCATGGTGCATGTGGACTACGGGACCATCACTCAACCTCGCAGTGCCAACACCGGAGACATGGCGAAGATCAAGCTCGGGGTGACGAATTTGATAGGTAGCAACCTGTGGGTGGATTGCTCGCCAGGACAAACGCTGGATACTATCGAGACTGAGGCTGAGCGCATCCGTGATGTGAACGGTAGCATATCGCTGGTGGTGGTGGACTACCTGCAACTCATCCGTGGATCTAGAGCGCGGGACGAAAGCAGAGAAGAGGAGATCGCTAAGGTGAGCGGGGGACTGAAGCAACTGGCAAAGCGTTTACAGTGTCCGGTGATCAGCGCGACTCAACTCAACGACTCAGGCCAGACGCGTGAGTCACGGGCCATCGAGCAGGACGCCGATGCTCTGCTGATGATCGTCGATGACGGTATTAAGATTTGTAAGCTAAGGAATGGTCAACGCGACTCGACGTTGAACCTAACATTGGACGGTCAGTATCAACGGTTTAATCATCGCTGATGCACCCGTGTCGTTACCCATGCTGCGCTCAGCTACTGGCTAAGCCAGGGTATTGTTCGACGCATGCCAAGTACGCACCCAACAAGCACAGGCTATACGATATCACACGTCGCCAAGATCCAGCGCTGAGAAAAGCGGCGCTCTTCCGATCCTCATCGAGGTGGAAGAAAGCCAGAAGATTGAAGATAGCAACCTCGCCGATGTGCGAGGATCCGTTCGGCTACCACACACACCGTGGCCTTACAGGGAATGCTGACCAAGTCCACCACATCAAACCCTTGGTGACGCACCCAGAACTGTGCGACGACCAAGCGAATTTGATGAGCGTCTGCACTAAGTGCCACGCTCGCCTCGAGTCTGAGGCGTAATCTACCCCGGGGGGGTGGTTTCAAAGTCTGGGGGGTCTGTGGAGACGAC